GACTGTCCCACCTGATGCAGCCTCTACTCGGATGGCCTCTGCTGGACTCATGTCCCTGCGCCCTGAGAGGCACTGGTAGAGCCATTGTTCGTTGAGGCCGACCTTCTCGGCGAGTTCTTGGCGCTGCTGCGCTGTGAGTTTGTTGTCCATGCGAAGAAGTCTAGCAGACTGCTATAGCGTCAAGTCAAGGAATTTGGCTAGGTGTTTACCCTTAAGGGTTTTCAGTTGAAATAATTCCTTGTGCTGCACTAGCGTGACGCTAGAATCTCACTCAAGCCCTCGCACTGTGCATAGGGACTCAACCAGGAAAACATCATGAAACCCATCAGAATCACACCAGAAAACATCCAAGCCTTGGATGTTGCTCTTAGACAGGTTAACGGTAATGCAAAAGCTCACACCGTTACTGTTAGTGACATCCTTCTATTTTCAGTGTGGGCTGACAACCAGGTGAAGGATTTGGTTGGCAACAAGAAGGATATGCCTGGCGCAATGGCTCGGTTTCGCAGCGGCTCTGTTTTGCCGAACGCTTACAAGTACAGCCGCAAAGTCACCCGCATCACAATCTATCGGAAAGCCAAGGATTGGTGGCTGACAAATGTGGTGGCTGATGATGCCAGGAATGATGCTGGTGATATGCGCGTGGTGCTGACCGAGGCGCAGGATGCAATCGCTAAAGCAAAGTTCAGCAAGCAATATGAGGTGTCGAAATGATTGATTACGACGAAGACTTGGCGGCTTACATGAGCGACGACAGTGAGCCTTGCGAGACTGACATCTGCCCTGCTTGCAATGGCAGTGGCGAGGGTGAGTTTGATGGCGCTGTGTGCCTGACTTGCCGTGGTCGGGGTGAAGCATGAACTGGCTGGCTGCAGGGTTGATCGCCTTGGTGATGTCGGCGGCTTACCTGCTGGATGGTCCCTCTGAGCATGACGCCAGGGTGGATACGGCAGAGGAGAAGATTCAAAAGCTCTGTGGAGAAAACGCAGGCTGGAAGCTGTTAGACGATGGCAGCATCCAGTGCTTTACTCACCGTGGTTTCAAAACAAAGAAGGTAACTTTATGAGCGACAGAATGGAACTGACAGAACACACAGTGTTCATCCTCAACGGCATCAAGCTGTTGCCGCATTACACCCTTCCAGTGTTCGTGACGCCAGGGCATACTAAGGACACACCGATGAAGCTGTGGACGGTGGAGCAGCTCAAGGATGCTGGTGCTGTTCAGAGCAGCGCCTTCTTGTGGACCCGGCACACCTTGGCGGCAGGGGGTTGGCATGGATGACAACGACGATTACGAACTTGCCAACTGGATGCACCTCATTGCCACCTGCATCCTGGCGCTGTTTGCCCTGGTTGGCGTTGCAGGGCTGGCGGGATTCATTTGGGGAATGCTATGAACGCAGAAGACTTTTACCAACACTTCAAGGATGCCCTCAAGTACCTGGGGCTGACTTGGGGCGAGATGGACCAGGCTGTCGTCAGAATTATTGATGGCAAGTTCACCGTGACAGCAGCAGGGAAGTCCTGCACATTGGAGTTGAAATGAGCCGCGACGACATCATCCGCATGGCAGACGCATCCGGGCTGTCGTTTTACGGCATGGGCAAGGACAGAGAGAAGTTTATCTATTACCTTGAAGCCTTTGCCGCCCTTGTCGCCGGGCATGAGCGTAAGGCTTGCGCGATAGTAGCTGAAAATAAAGAAGCGTGGTACGACGATAGCCGAGGAATCGCCAAAGCTATCAGAGCAAGGAGCAACAAATGACAATCACAGTGATGAGTAAGCGCATCCGTGACGCCCTGGCTGCAGCACCTGACGGCATGACTGCTAGAGAGCTGGCGTTTGCTCTGAATGCGGAGCCATCAGCCATCAGTCGCAGCCTGGCGCTGATGCCTGACACTTACATTGATCGCTGGGTCCGAACTGCCACCAAGTATGCTGGTGTCCACTGCCTAGCGTTTGTGCCAGATGATTGTCCGCATCCTTAGCGTTATTTTTTACGGAGAGTTCAAGTGAAGAAAATTGTTTTTTACTGCGGTGTTGAAGGTGACAATTTTGTAAATGCTTACGTTAGCAACAGCCGTGAATACCTAAGAATGGACCACCCAGAACGTCTTGCTGCTTTAACAGGAATTATTGCTGAACTGACACAAGAGCTGCAATTTGTGACTGCACAAGTTAACGCCCAAGATAGTCTAATAAAGATTGCAAACCTTCCTCAGTAAATTGTTCACCTTGGTGAGACATCCGCATCTTTGCCAATATTTGATCATCTCTAGCACCTCTTGCTCGTTGTTCCGCAAATAGTTTAGGAAACAGCAGGCTGGAGGGTACTCCAGTTTCTTGATTTGCAATGTTTAACCCGCCAACATAACGGCCTGGTATCCCTGCAGAATATGATTGATGTTGGTAATCAGGCAGGACAATATTCCTGTCTGGAATTGATTCAAACAGAGTTTGTCCAGCGTATCCTGGACGCAGCCCTTGTTCAGTCATTACTTTCTGCGTGTCTCCGTAAACAGGGAAACCAAGATCACGAAATTTTGCTGTGTTGACTGCTTTCGAGATCGCTGTGCGTAATTGGCCTGGCGTGTAATCTGCAGCTCCTTTAACGGTCAACAATTCCTCAATGTTTGGCGAATCGATTCCCGCAAAATTTTTGAACGGATAAGTTCTGACTTTCTTTGTAGAACCAGCAACAGCCACTTCAACAGGAAAATTTTTGATGGTGTTGTTGAAAAGTTTTATTGCTTCTTTTTTAGGCTTTAACGCATCAAGTTGTCGCACAAATGATTGAGCCATATGGTGACTAAAATCTACAGACTCAGGACTGCCACCAAAGAAAACTCCAAGGACATCTTCACCTGGATATTTGTTGAGGTTGGCAATTTTGCTTGCAGCCGCACCTGGTTCAGATGCATATGCAATTTCTTGTTGAACATTAGGCTGTACCAAAGAGTATTTCCTACCAGCTTGTTGAGTTACGGGTTTAGTGAGTGGCACACCAGCAACTTGGGAGACATCCCCACCAATTGGTGACAGATCACCAAAAACTGGTACTAAGCGTTTGCCGACAAGGTTTTCTGGGTTGTATTGAATTTCTGGAATTAAATTTAATCCTGGCGTGGGAGTTACGATGTCACCACCTGCCAAACGCATTTCTTCTCGCCGCATTACAGCCTGATTAGACAGGGACTTCTCAAAACTAGTGATGGCTGATTTTTCTGCTGGTGTCAATACTGCTTTATTGGGATAAAGCAACTCTCGCACTGGTACACCGCCCACATTCGGACTGCGGCTGGTTGCCATGCTTTGCGTTCCTTGCGACATATCTTGCAACAAATCAGCAAGTAAACCACCACGCTCCATCACCCTTGGCACTGCACGTTCCGCAAAGCGTTCACCAGCTCGTCCTGCTGCCATAGCGCCTGCGCCTGCTGCTCGGGCTGCTGGTGCTGCCATTGGCGCAACAGCCATTGCTGCCTCAAGTGCCTCTGGCCTGATGCGTGTTGTGCCGCCAAGTCCTCCAGCACCTGTTGTCAGTGGTTGACCATAAGAAAGCCTATCAAGCGTTTCGCTGATTGCTGGCGCACCCATAAACTTTGAAACACCCTGCATCTGTTGGGTGCGCTCTGGAGAATAACTTTTTGCAATGAAATCAGAAAGCAAACCAAGAATTTGATTTCTTGGCGTTGCTTGTAATTTTGCAAACAGTTCCTCATCATCAAGCAGCCCCATGATGCGCCCCTAGCTGATCTGCGTGATGGACACATCGGTGGCAGTAGCGCCACGGATCACAGCTACCTTGTCACCAGAGGCGCAGGCCACATATTCGATGGCATTCGCTGGCAGCATCGGTGAGGTGGTCAGGCTGGCGGTAGGGCTGGCTCCAATGGCAAAGTGGCAGTGCGCTGCAGAGCCATTCGCCAGGCGCAGTATGGTGACGCCTGTTGCCACTGCCGTTGACTGTACGCTGCTGGCTGTAACTGTCATCACCTGGGTGGTGCCAAGTGCGCCAAAGATTGTGACCTGACCGTTGTCGTCCCGAGATAGCTTGCTCATTGTGATGCTCCTATTAAGATGTTGAGAATATTATGGTGCAAAATAACTAGGGGCCATGCCACCTACCTGACCCGCACCAAAGCCTGCAGCACCCGCCGCCCTTGCCCGTGATGCGTTCAGTTGTCTGATGATTTCAGAAAGCTGCTGTAGTTGCCTGGGGTCACGCGAAAGCAAAATCTTTCCTATTTCATTGCGAACAGCCTCTGGCGTTTGCGTCTGTCGAGCCAGGTTGGTGGCGGCTGCAATGATGCCTGTGGGACTGCCAGTGGATGCAGCAGCCACAGCCTGACCCAATGGCGCAATGTCCAGATCAGCAGTTCCAGCTAATCTCGCAGCAGTCTGCGAGCCTTGTCCAATTGACTCAAATTTCTTCATTTGACCTTCTCGCAAAACAGCAGCAGAAAATGCTTTGTAGTCATTCCCAAACGCTGTCTTCAGTCGCTCCTGCGTTGCTGGCTCTTTATAAAACTTGAGCAATGATGTGCGCCCAGCCTCAGTACCAGTTTGCTGGCGTAGGGCTTGCAGCACACCAATTCGGTATGCGTCCATCTCAGATTGGCTCAGCCCTTTCACGGCTTGCTGAACATCCAAAATGTCGCCGCGCATGACCTTGCGACCAATCTCAGCTGCATCAATCATTTGTGATGGTCCAGCATAGGTTTTCATTGCCAAACCATAAGCAGACTGTCCACCAATCTTTGGTGATTTTTCAGTCAGAAAGTCAATCAAGTCTGTGCGAATCTTATCGGTTGCCAAGGCATCATTAGTTTCACCAGCTTTTTTCAATCCTTGAGCAGCATCGTAAAGTGATTGCTTTAGAGTATCCAGAACATTCATGGGTACGGGCTGACCAAACTTTAGCTGAGACAAATCAAGGTCTAAACCAGTTTGCTTTGTGTAAAGACCTTCAGCCTTTTTTTGCAAAGTTTGTGATTTTTTCAGTAGCGTGATTAGATTGTTGTCAACCTGTACATTGGAATTATCAACTACAGCGTAATATGGGCGAGACTCTATAAACCGCTGATCTTTGAAGTTGTCAATGCTTTGAGTAAATCTCGCACCTTCCGTTCCAAGCGTTTGATCAGACGCCGCCATTAGTCGAGGACCAGCACTAACTTGACGCGCACGAATGGCACGTTCCAAAGCATCTGCCGTGGTGCCTGGCAATGTAGCCTGGACATCCAGAAGGTTGCGTGTGGACTTCCCGCCAACGTCAGCAATACGCGCCTCTGGACCAAGTTTCAAGAGCCTGGCCTGCGCCATGTTCAGTGCGCTTGGGGCTAAGTTCTCTGGTCTATCACGAATCAAAGCCTCGGCAACTTTTTGCTGGGCGTAGGTTCCAGCGGCTGTGGGGGACATTCTTGCTGTGGCTTGTCTGCCAGCAGCACCCAACACGCTCATGGTGGGCTGTGATACACCGCCAAGAGTGCCACCAATCAGTGAGCTTCTGGCTGCATCGTTGAGTATGTCCATTGCGTCACTCTCATTGGATGCGCCTAGACCGCTAATAAACCCGTAGCCAGCACCAGAGCCAGCAGCTTGAGCTGTGCGCTGACCTAAACCCATTGCCGTACCAGCACCAGGCGCTGCTGTCATGTATCTGCCTGCGGCCTGGACAGTTGGTGCTACGGTTGGTAATGCACGGGTGATGGCTGGCATAACTGCCCTGCCAATGGCGGCTGGTGCGCTGATCATTCCCATAGGCAAACTGGTTGTAAGTTGCAGGCCAGCAGCAGTGAATGGGGATTCTTGCTCAAACGATTCTGTTTGACCTCGAACAACATCTCGTCCTTGCTCATACGCCTGGCCTAGCGGAATGTTTTGCGTTACCGCTGTGAATGGTGCGCTGACTGCGCCATACAACTCGTCAGCAAACCCAAAGGTTGGCCCTTGCAGTGCAGTTAAGGCACCGCGCTGCAGTGTGGATTTTTCTGTGCCTTCGCGGTAGGCAGGAGACTGCCCCAGGAACTTTAAGATTTCTGCTGGCTTGTATTGCTGCTCCAATGCAGCCAAGACTTGAGGCCCAACGTCTGGAAGCTGCGCCAAAAACTGGACGATATCCTCGTCCCTGTAACCAGCTTTTTTGGCCTGTTTGATTTTGTCTTCAATGCCATCCATGATTAGTTCCCCGGTGCGCCAAAGATGTTATTTAAAGTTGGTCTACCACCACCCATACCTGGTGCCGCAACAGGACCACCTGGTTGCCTAACTATGGATGGCACATTAACTGGCGCACCAATAGCAGTGCTTATGTTAGGAAGTTGATATGCCTCAGCAAATGCCTGGTACTCACTTCGTTTATTGTTGTATGCCTGACCTGCTGCTGCATACAACTCATTAGACAAAGCCTTAAATTCAATGCGCTGTGTTGGAGTTAACTTCTGACCTGTCATCGCTTGATTGAGATAATTTTTCAATCTGTCCATGCGTCCAGCAGCAGCCATTGCAAGTGCAAGTTCAGACTCTCTTACTGTAGAACCCTCATCCATCATTTTCATCATTTTGGTTGCACCAGCAAGGTCGCCAATTGGAGTCTCTTGGTTTAGCGCAGTATTTACTTGATTAAACGCTGTTTGCATTCCTTGATATTCTTTGTAGATAGGCTCACCCTTAAAGGCGGCACCTATCTTCATTACATTCTCAAGCCCCTTTTGTCCTTCGTTTAAGATGATTGTTTGCGGCGGTGCGTTGTTAATTTCTTTTTGTATCCTAGCTTTAATTTGGCTTCTTATTTCTGGGTCAGTTGCTCCAGCCAATTCAGCTTGAAGTTGCGATAGTAGGGTTCCTGCCCTTGGCGCAGTTGGAGCAAATTCAGATTCCTTTTTAATTGCGGCTGTCAATATTGGTATCAACGGACTACCAGGAGGCAGCGCAGCGCGTTCTGCAATTAACTTTGACAAAGTTGTTCCAGTGGCAGTGTTTACTGGGTCAAGTTTATATGCCAGTTCCTCATACTTCATGGCCTGCTCACCTTGACCAGCCATATTCAACATTTGTGCTGCTTGACGATACTGGTTAGCTTTAGCAACATTCTGGTTCATTGGGGCTGCCATACCTTGCGCTGTTGGCGGCATTGCTGCACCAGCAGTGGGTAGCTGAACCGTAGACCCCTTGTAATTCTTCAAGGCATCTAAATCAGCTTGAGTGGTATACATCTGCTGCATCTGGTCCATAGGCACTTGATCTTCTCTGCGCTCTGGATTGTCAATAATGCTTCTGCGTAAATACGGGTCACCAACTTGCGGTAGTGGTTCTGGTGTCACTGCAGTCTGCATAGCTGCTGGCGCTGCTGCTTGAGGTGCAAATACACCTGCAATCATTTTCTGCAAATCTTTCGCTTTCTTTGCCTCGTCCATCTTCTGCTTCAGCGCCATCTGGGTTAGCGCACCCGTCTGGGCTTTCTCGTACCCGGCTTGTCCTGCCTCAAACGCACTGCCCAAAGCTTCACCAATGCCAATACGCCTGGTGCTTTCCCCACCAGCCTTCAGCAAGGCTGCTGACGCTGCCAGCATTGAATTGCGCTGCATTGCAGCCCTCTGCTCTGGTGTCAGGTACTCGTCCAGGAAGTTACCGCCACCGCCGCCAAAGACGTTGCCCAGCAACCCTTCAAGATTAAATTCAGCCATGATTGATTCTCCGTTAACCTAGCAGGCCAAGCAATGCACCAATGCCAGCACCCACCGGACCGCCAATTGCTGTCATGCCTGGTGCCGCACCAAGCTGGTAACCACCTAAGGCACCGCCAAATAAAGACGATATAGGGTTCTTGTAGGTTGGTTGTGTAGCAGTCTGACCAAGGTTTGGCAATGATGCTGACAATCCAGACTGAGCAATGCCCAGCTTTTCCACGCCAATCCCGCGCAGTGCATCCAGCTGCTGCTGAGTGAATTGCTGCTGGGCTTGTCCTGCGCCCATGACAGCCTGTGCGCCGCCAAGCCCAAGGTTCTGCTGCTGCTGCCCAAAGGCACCTAGTTGGCCTGCAGCAGCCAGACGCTGTGCGTTGGCGGCAGCGTAGGCTTGCTGGTTGGCAAGGTCAGATTGCTGGCCTAGAGATGCGTTGTACCTCTGCATCTCGTTCTGCGCTGCAGCGTTCTGCATCATGGCTTGGTTGGTTGCAGCAGCGCCGAACTGCATAGCACCAGTACCTTGCTGCGCTGTCTGCAGAGCAGCTTGCTGTGCGCGATTTAAGTCTTGCTGCATCAGGTTGGCAGAGGTGTCAAACCCTTGCTGCCTGAGCTGCGCTGACATCTGCGCTGCCCTGTCAGCATAGGCTTGGTTGGTGGCTGCTGTTGCAACCCCCTGGCGTGTACCGCCATACGCCTTGGCCCTGGTTGCAGCTTCACCCATCTGCTGCACAGCAGCCTGCCGTGCGGCCTCAATGTCACCCAGAACACCAGTGGTTTTCCCGGTCGTTGGGTCATACGCGCCGATTACCTGGCTGGTGTACGGGTTTAGGTAGTTGCTGATGTCGCCCATCTTGGCTTGAGCTGATATGACATCAGTTGGCTTGTAGCCCACAGCACCAAACTGGTTGGACATCCCGGCATTGACATTGCCCGTGTAGTAGGGCTGGAACTGAGCTGCTTGGTTGGCGTATTCAGCGGCAATGTTGGTGGTGTCAATGCCACGCCCAGCCAGGCCAGTGTTCACCAGTTGCTGCTCACCAGCCCTGTAGATGGGGTTGAATCCCGCAAACTCTCTGACAGGCAATGCTGATGCCACGCTCTGCGCCTGCTGCAAGTTCTGCAGGTAGGCTTGCTTGATCTGCGGGTCAATTGATGTTGTGCTGGTTTGGCTGCTGCCGCTTTTGCTCATGTTTTTACTCCAACAATGATTTCAGACGCTGGGCTGGGATTCGTCCTGCGTTGATTTGCTCGAAAATGTTTGCGCCGTATTTCTTCACTGCGCTCTTGCGAATGACGTACTCGCCATTGTCCAGGGCAGCATAACCATCGTCAGGACCAGGTGGGTTGTTCATCTGGGGTTTCATGTTGACCATGCCGCCTTTTGCGTATTGGCCTTCGCCAAAACTATCTGAGCCACCGCCAAAGTTGCCCATGCCTGCAGACCCAGCGACATTTGCTTCTGCCTGTGCTTCTCGATCTACTGCTGCTTGAAATTCTGCCAATGCAGCTGGCGTGTACGAAGACCGTTCATTAACTGGCGCTGGGTTCCCAAGCGAAACAGAAGACCCAAAAAGACCCGCCAATCTTCCAAGTCCAAGAGCCAGCGGGTCAATGTTTATCCCAGGTATTCCACCTGTATTCCCAGCTCCACGTTCAGCACCGCCTGGTACACCACCAGCACCGCCTACACCAGCGCCAGGTGTTGTCAGCAGCCCTGTTCCAGCCGCTGGGTTGTAGATGCTAGAGTCAAAGCCACCAAGGTTGGTGTTGGCTGCTGTGACGCCTGCTGGTCCTGCATAGCTCATTGGCATTGTGCGCTGTGGTGTCAGGGACATCAGCGACATATACGGGTTTGAGGTTTGCATCGCCGATTGAATCTGCGCGTCAGTTGCCTGCTGCATTGTCGAAGGCGTGTAAACAGTTTGGTAAGGCGTATTGGCAATGGCTGTTTGCGTGAACGATGCAGGGGTCGCCTGGGTGTAGGTTGGTTGCCTTGGTGTAGTTGGCCTGACAATTGGAGCAAACGGTGTTTGGGTTGTATTGACAGCTGTTGTTGTGGCTGGCCTTGGGTTAGCCGTCAGAGCCGTGGTGACAGCGGCAGGTGTTGGCAGGTAACGCTGCAGTCCTGTGGCAATGTCAGCATCACTGAACCCTTGCGCCCTAGAGGTTTCAATGGCCTGGGTCACTTGAGCTGGCGTATAGGTTGTTGCTGCTGGCGTAAAGGCACCAGCAGTTTGTGCAACAGGCACCCGGTAACGCTCAAGTCCAGTGGCAATGTCAGCATCGCTAAACCCTGCTGCTCTGGAGCTTGCAATTGCTTGGGTCACTTGAGCTGGCGTGTAACTTACTGGTGGTGCTAAAGCAGCAGCGGCCTGTTGTGCCGTGACGCCATAACTGGCAAGTCCTTTGAGAATGTCAGCTTCATTGAAACCCTGCTCTTTGGATACTCGAATTGCTTCTGCAATTTGATCTGCTGTGTAGGCCATGTTATAGCTCCTTGCTCATAATCCACCACTGTGGTGTGTAACCCGTCTTCGCCAAAAATGTTCGCTGCCAGCCCTTGCGTCCAGCAAGTGTGACGCGAGTGCATCCAAGTCCCTTGCCCCAGGACTCAATCATTGGCGTCATCATTGCTAATTCGTTCATCTCGCCTGCTGCTAAAAAGTAGTTGAGGCATTTCTGTTGTGGATGGAGAACGATCTCCGTCACAATCACCGAACTCTTTCCAGGCCAGAGTTGCATCCTGGCTTGCTGGACCAACTCAACGACATCATTAAATGTGTGAGTGTTCAAGGAATATTTTAAGGCTTTTTCAATCTCTGGCCTCAATCTCTCAATATCTGTCATAGCGCCGTTGCCGACAATGCCCCTGCGTTGCTGACCACCACAGAGAACCTGCTCCCATTTGGTGAGGTCAGTATCAGCTTGCTGGAGGCAATCTCAACGTCAGAATTGATCTTTCGGTTTTGCCTGTCAGCGTTCTCCAAAAGAAAGTTCCGCTGGGCCTCTGCCACTGGCGTGTAGGTTTGCGGTGGAGTCGGAACCTTCATCAGCGTTTCCCGGCTGGCACTGCATCCAGGCGCATCACCCCCACCCGCCAATCCGTCAGGCTGTCTGCTGTCACCTTCATCTTGACCTGGCGTCCTGAAAACCTGGCGTCAGTCGGGTTGGCACTGGTGAAGGGTCCAAAACTAGTCTCTGTCCCGGTGGGGTACAGGCGGCTGCTGAAACTGATGCTGACATCACCCAGGTTGCTTTCGTCAGGTATCACCTGCCGGACCTGCATGATCTGCTCACCATTGCCAATCTCCACTGGACCAGACTCAGCGAAGATGGTTTGGCTGTCGTAAGCAAAGCCCACCTCATGCTCATAGATAAACCCGTCAGAGCTGACCATCAGGGGCGAGTTGAAGACGCCCTTGTCAACACCAGCCAGCCTGGACAATGTGCCAAGACTCCAGTGGTTCTCGCGATAGTTGTAGATGCAGTAGGAGTCATTCTCGGTGGATGCTGCACTGGTGTAGAACCACCAGATTTCACCGAACTTGCTATTGTGGACCGCATACACCTTGCTGGCCTGCTCAAAGTTCATATTGCTGAACACGAAGTCGCCAATGTCGCTTGGCAAAGGCTTGACGTATCCGTCATAAATCCAGAATCCAGACCTGCTCATCCAGATCGCGGCAGTGTCGATTGCTGCTACAGCCTGGGGTCCAATCAAGCCGCAACCAGAGCCAGCCTTCTCAAAGCTGAAGACGAACGGCTGACCAATGTAGCTTGATGTGTGGACATCAACGTCAGTGAATATTAGGTTGACGCCGCGCACCCTCTTGCCAGCCACGATAGAGCCGACAGTTGTCAGTTCAAAGCTGCCTGCCTGGTTGTTGGCGGCTGGCGTCCAGGTGGTGTTGTCCTCCTGGTCACTCCATGCCACCAGGCGAGGGTTGCCACTAGCGCCAAGAGCAAAGACAAAACGCTCAGAGGTGGTCATCACCGCAGCGCAGCCTGTGGGTGCATTGACCAATGCAACGGCTTTGGTAGGTGTCGTGAATCCAAGCTGCCACTCCAACAGTTGCCCATCGCTGGTGCAGCAGCCCACCCAATACTGTCCCCAGGTGTCCATTGACCAGGTGGCAGCGTTGATGATGGCTCCAGTGTCTGGCCTGGCTACACCATAAGCAAAGTTGCCGTAGTTGTTGTAGCCGTAACCCGTTAGCAGGGTGGCATCAGCATTGCCAGGCGTGAAGGTTGTTGGCGTGATGTCCTTGAGGGTTCCGGTTTGGTTCATCACAAACAGTTTGGTGTTTGTCCCGGCAACAATCCATCGAGCTGAACTGTTGTCCCGCCAGTTGATGATTCCCCGGCACTTGCCCGTCACCTGGCTTGATGACCTCTTGCGCCAGCCGCCAACTGGTCTGAGCGTGTTCTCAAACCAGCGCACCAGGTTGGCGTTGAACCACCGTCCCATGCTCTGGTACTCGGTGCCGTTGCGGTACACGCCTGCTGGTATCTTGAGTGGCATCAACATAGTGTTCTTTCAGACAAAAAGGCGGGTGCCTAATTTGTCAATGATAAGCCTTTGGCCTCTTGGCTTGTCAGCAATGCTGATGTGCGTCCAGCCACCACCAGCCACTGGGTCTGAGAATTCTCTGATGATCTGGTCAAACGGCAAGTTGGCTGCAATGATCGTCCTCACCACGGCATCAGGAATCATCCCAGGCACTCGGAAATCACAAGCTAGTCCTTGCCTATGCTGTGAGGTGTCTCGACTGCCCACGGCGTCATTCACGGCCTTACTGCGAAAGGCACTGGAGATCATCACTGCCTTGCCGCCAAGTGTAGTTTTGACAGTCTCCAGGAACTCAGCCAGGCGCTGAAGGTTCGCCAGTTCAGCAGCATTGGGCGTGTTGTCAAACTGCCTGTGATCAGTGTGCGTCAACTCATCGAGGGAAAAGTGAGGTGTCATTTGTTCCTCGCTGATATTGCTTTGGCCTTGGCCTTGGCGTCTGCCTTAGAACTGGCACCCCAGGCATTGAGACTCAGCAGCAGCCGGGTTGGTTTCCCGTCCTTGCGCTCTGGACCCGGCATATTGCCCATCCTTGCCAGAAAACTGGCGCGTCGAGGGTTGTCACCAGACTTCACTGGTGCTTTGATGTCTTGACCAGCCGCTTTGAGGCTTGCCCGTCCAGCAGCATTTAACCCACCCTTGGGGTTCTGTCCTTCCTTGCGCTGCCAGGCTGGAGTCTTCATTTCTTCTTGGCTGTCTTGGCGGCTTGCTTGAAGTCCTTGGCGCTAGGCGCTGCCTTGCTGCCGACCTTGTTCATCTTTTCCTTGGAGCCAGCGGCGATACGTGCTTGCTTGGCGTTGATGTTGGCATAAAGTCCAGGTTTCATGGTTATTTCCTTGAAAGTAAATCTGTCTTGGCTTGGCTCCCGGCAGAACTGCCAAAATAATAAGCAATGATGCCCGTCCAGGCGGTTCCGAGTGACCCCAGCATCATCAGGATGGCGGGGTTGTTGGAGTCAATCTTCTGGAAGAACATCATCACCATGATGCTGAAGAATCCTAGGGTCACAGCAGCAGCCAGAATTGGCGGCATCATTGACCTGGTGGCAGACTGCATATCCCTTGCGGATTTCCTGTCCTCCACCTCCAGCTTCTCAAAGTTCAAGCCGAGTTCCTGCGCTTGTTTTTGCAGCTCAATCTCAGCCAGCTTGACCTGGGCAATCTGGTCTGCAGACAATTTGTTGCTGGAGATCAAGTCACCAACCTTCTCAGGGTCAACGCCAATGGCCTTGGAGATGGCGCTTACCGCCATGCCAGCCAATGGACCACCTAATGCGGTGGCAATCGTTGGTGCGATTTGTTTTAGCCAATCCATTACTTCTTCTCCAGCTTGGTGTTGATCACAGCAATCTCTTGTCGGTTGTGCATGATGTCGTCACGGTTCTTTTGGATTTCCTTTTCCAAGTCCTGTCTCAGCTTTTCCCTTGCCAACTCAGCGCCTGAGTTGCTGGCTTGCTTGTTGTCGCTGGTCACCACCAGGCTGATCTTGCTGTTGAGGATAGTCACCTCATGGCTCAAGTTGGACAGGGCGCTCATCAGATACACAACGCAGCTAAACAGCAGCGGCAGTATCGCAAACGTAGCCTTCTCAATCAATGCGCCTTTGTCGTCATTCATCATCTGTCTCCAACAATCTGCCAAGTCAACCAGGCCACCAGGCCCACTATGGATGCCACCAGCGCGGACCATAAACCAAAATTCACAATGTCGCTGATCTCTTCTGCTCTCACCGCCTTGGCGTGAGCTGCTTCAGCCTCTGCCTTCTTGCGCTCTGTCACCATCCTGTTGCGCTCCAGCATGATGGCGTTCCACACATCGTCATTGCCACTCCAGATCAGCATCTGCTTTAACTCTGCCTCTGCATCTTGAAGTTGTTTCAACTGCATCACTGTTTCAAATGCCACTGCTGTATCGCTCTGCCCAAACCCCTTGGGTTTCTTCTTTACCGCTTCCTTTGCAACGACATCCTTCGCCTCAAAAAACTTCATCAAATCGCCAGAGATGGCGTTGATGTCCTTGCCCATCTTGATAGCGGCTTGCACTCCTTTGATTGCACCCTGCGCCACTGCGAAGGCGGTTAGCGGGTCAATCATTTCTTGTTCCACATTTCAAATAGCTGCTTGACCTTCTCCTCCAACACTGCTACCCGCAAGTCGAGTTTTGCCAGGACGATTATCAAGGTGATGATCGCCAGCAGTATGGGCCATGCTTTCGACAGGATGTCGAAGAAATCCATAATTAACGATGCAGCGTGAGAGATGCATAAACGATGGCAGACATACTGAAGATAAGCACCCCGGCGGTCTTGATGAGGATGCCCTCCAGCCGCTTTAGCCGTGCGTTGATCTGGTCGTACCTCTCGGCACAGACTGCCTCATGGGCAGAGAATTGTGCTTCAAGGCTCACGGCTGGCTTTCTGCTTGTGCTGCTTGATATGCCGCAACCACATCCGCTGTCCATGCCGTATTGCAATGAGCAACAACATTGGCAGGGACGCCTGTCAGGTCTTGACCCGGTGTGAGGCTTGAACGATGGTAGGTTTGGCTCAGTTGGACGCCATCCTCCATGATGCGTGTTGCATTGCGGTAGAGAATTGTGCCGTTTTCGGTGACGGTGATTTGATCAACGGCTGTGGTTTTGGTGAGTGACATGATTTTCCTTTTAAGTTAAGTGTCCGACTGCATCAATCTAATGTAGTTATTTAAAGTTGATAAACCCCAGAAAATACAAGATATAAACCATCAACAATATCTCCATAAAGTATTTCTGAAGTAGACCCAGTTCCATTTGGATAGCGAATATTAAAATACGAAGTACCACTTTCAATCATAAATTCTCGTGGTGCGTTGTTTGCAGTAATTTGTTGGGTATTTCCTACCGCTAATGCACCACGACCACCAGTAGTTGCAAATGGCAAGGATATTCGAACAGAGCCAGACCCAGTACCTTTACTGTTAACAGTAATAGCACCTTGTATTAACACCATATTTCCAATTTTTGTGTAGTGACCTGTTTGGTCGGTGTAAGTAACACCAGAAGTTGAAGTGCTATAAGTAAGAACTGGTGCAAAAACCCCCTCCTCATAATCATCCAGCGTGTTGGCGTTTGCCACCGCTACCGCAGTGGCGGGAAACGCAAGACCACCAGCACCAGCAGTTGCGCCGCCCACCGCTGCGCCTGTTGTCGCACTCAGCGTCCCGGTGACTGCTAGTCCGGTGGAGGTAAATGATGCTACCTTTGTCCCAGAAGCATCAGACCCTGCATATATCCCTACTTGGTTGGCTTGCCCTTCAATAGCGGCTTGTGCAGTTGCGCCGTTATAAAATCCTAAAATTCCACCACGAGCATTACCTTGCAGTTTTAGAACGCCATACCCGTTAACAGTTGTGTTAATAACTGTAATTATTGGGGTTACACCATCATCAGTTGCGGCTGCACTAAACGTCCCCGTAGTCCCAGTAAATGCACCCGTAGCGCCGAGAGTAGTAAACGCACCCGTGGTCGCAGTCGTAGCGCCGACAGTCATGCCGTTAATTGTCCCGCCTGTCAGCGTTGCACCGCTTGAGACAAGTGTGTTGAGCGTAGCCGTGGACGATGCGCCGAGAGTGGTGAATGAACCAGCAGCCGGGGTTGTAGCGCCGACAGTGCCGTTCATTACCGCACCCGTTAGCGTCTTATTGGTCAACGTGTCAGTCGTTGCCTTTCCCACCAAAGTGTCAGTTGCAGCAGGCAGTGTAAGCACTGTAGTGCCAGCCACAGCAGTCGCAGCAACTGTCGTAGTGCCTGAAGTAGAACCAGCAAACTTGACTGTACCCGCAAGAGTCAAAGTCTTGCCAGAGCCAACATTGAGTCCCACGCTGGTGCCTGTGCCAGCAGCATCAAACACTGAGTCAACCAACCCCAAATCCGTATTTATCTTTGTACCCCACGTGTCAGTTGAGGCTCCAACCTCTGGCTTAGTCAGCAGTAGGTTGGTCGTTGTGGTATCTGCCATTTTTCGCTCCTAATCAAACAGGTGTCCAAGTTTCAGAATTATCTGCGATTGCAGTCCAAGTCTCTGCTGTATCGCTAATCGCCGTGTACGTTTCTGCCGTGTTTCCAATTGAGGTCCAAGTCTCTGCAGTGTCACTGATTGCCGTGTAACTCTCTGCCGTGTTGGGGATAGCACCCCAGCCAAATCCAAAGACGATGCCCACCGAACCAGTGGCTGCATTCCCGCTAATCGCAGCCGCCTTGCTGTGACCCACACTGCCAACATTACCCGCTGCCCCATTACCCGTGATGGCCTGGAACACCAGGACTTCAGAGGGCATCGTCTGCACAGCACCCGTTGCCGCATTGCCTGTCAAAGCCCTGCTGACTGCAACACCAGCATTGCCAGCCGCACCAGCAGCCTGGTTGCCGTTAACGTCAACCGCCTTGCTGTGATTGACACTGCCAACCGCTAGGGTTGCCGCATTGCCTGTCACAGCCTTGTCTGCTGATGGTGTTACCGAGTCAACTGCACCTGTAGCCTGGTTGCCTGTGATGCCAACCGACAACGTGAGCGTTACTGTGCCAACATTGCCAGTGGCAACAGTCCCATCCTCCTGGACGGACCTATCTGCCAGCAGCGTACCAACATCACTAGTAGCAGTGTTGCCGCTGATGACAACATTGCCTATGCCATAAACACCAAGCCCGTAATAGCCTGTTCCATAAGCAGCCATGCTGCCCCCTTGCTTACGCCAGCCTGATCAGGCCAGTGCTTGCATCATTTGTCGGCATGGTCAGCGTAAACGTCCCGGCAGTCACTGTCTGGCTGCCAAAGGTGTGGACGCTGACTGCCTTGTTTGATTGGGTGCTGTTGTAGATCAGGACCGCATCAAACGCTGTGGATAGCGTCACAGAGGTGAATGCAATGCTGGCGCTGGGCGTGACAAAGGCAGTTGTACCGCTGGTGCTTGGCGCAGTGCCAAAGGTCACAGTGACGCCACCTGTGGTGTAGCCAGTGCCTGACACCTCACCTGTGCCACTGAATGCGGTGGTGCTTGCGTTGACGGTGGCAGAGGCCAGGTACAGCGCAGCCTTGAAGGTGTCGGCAGCGGTTGAACCTCGGGTTACGCCAGTGCCAAAGTTGTGGTGTCCCACCAGCAGCTCACCCTTGAAGCTGGTACACATTGCTTGAGTGTTAGCCATAGCAGTTCCTTAAATTTGTTGCGTTTCGCCTTGGGCAAAAACGGAGCGTTTCAAAACCATGTTGACAGAACGATGCACCAACTCGCCATCATGCCAATACTCAACCCATTCAGTTGATTCATTGCTGTTGTCCAAAGACCCCTCGCGCTTGTCCAGCAAGGAGTCATCCATCTCGCCTTTGGTCGTGGTCACAATCATTGATTACCCCAAGGTTCTGGCACGGGTTAACAGTGCGCCGCCAGAGGTGGATGCACGGTCATCTGCCACCTGCAAGTCGGTCAAAGCTCGTTCGTACAGTCCAGCCCAAACGGGAATTCGGTTGTCGTCCTGGAGGTAGGGCGCGGCCTGCAGCAAGCTGCCGTAAAGGTAAGCGTCTGGGCTAGAGTCCAGGATGAAGTTGGTGGCAACAGAACTGGACAACTTGCTCAACTTTGCGTAGTACACCAACTCAGTGGCGTAGTTAGTGTCAGGCACTGGAGCCAGCCTAAATTGGCCTCCCACCACAGTGAAGAATCTTGGCTTGCCACTGGCACTTAGCCTGGTGGACTCCTGGTCCATTGCGTCAATGGTCAGGAATGTCAATGGTGTGGGTGGGTTGGTGCCTGAGAGTTTGAATGTCCTGACTTCAAGGAAGTCGGCAGGCGTTGCCCCAAACTCCACATTGAAGGATGCATTGGAGCGAACAATCATCTGCCGGGTGCGTAGGGTGCGCTCCATCTGAGCCTCGGCGAGACTGATGAAGTCGGCAATTGCTGCTGTCAGGTCAGTGCGATTGAGCCAATCAGCAACTGATGCCTTGAGTTCGGTGTAGGTCGTGAGAGCCATTTACGCCTCCTTGTCCTGCAAATCCTTGACCACCCATGTATGCTCGTGCCGAAATTCAAAGGTTCCAATATGGCCTATCTCTCGGGAGACATCGTGGTCAATGTAGATTTTATACCCAATTTCCTTGGCCTTGAGGCAGAAGAACACATCCTCGCCCACATAGCCGCGCTTGTCATTGCGCCAGGGAGTCTCAAACCAAGGCTCGGACATCTTGCGGAATACGTCTGCCTTGATCAGCATGACGCCCATGCCAATGGTGTCCACCTCCTGCAGACCGTGGTCCTCCATCGTGCTGTAGACCAGCCTGTTGCCAACCTTGGCTGTTGGGCCTGTGGGCATCCTGCGCCTGGCGCAGTTGGTTGCCACAATGTCAAGGTCATGCGCCAGCAGCCGCTGAATCATGTCCTGTGGGAAGGTCATGTCTGAGTCAATGAACAGGATGTGGGTGCAACCCTCTCGCATGGCGTCCAGCGCCAGCTCTGCCCGTTGGTTCTGAATCAGCGTACCCTGCATGATTTTCAGATCAATCCGGTCGTCCGTATTGCAGGCGTGGTAGGCCACCATGTTCACCAGGCAATAGGCGTACTGCGTGTGAACCATATCCCGCGCTGGGGTGCAGACCGCAATGATTGTCATACTTGTCCTGGCCTTGTTCTAAAGAATCGGTTGTCGGGGTCATTAAGCCAGCGTTTCATGTACGCCTGGTCTGTGATCTTGCCGCTGGCCTGCAGCTCGTAGTAGATGTTCAGTGGAATGCTTGCCACCTTGTGCCACTCGCCTGTCCAGTTGGCCTTGTTGTCGGTGGCGTTGAACTGGTCCTTGTTCTCCTCCACCACATTGGTGACATCCTGCTGAGTCTCAATAGTTGCCTCGTCAGTCTCGGGGTCATAGTGCCAGAGCCTGGTAATGCCAGTAGCATCGTTTCTGTCAAAGAGTCGTGTTTCCATCTTTTGCAGATGGACCAGGTTGCCCTGGCCCACCCTCCTTTTAGGACGTTGTCAAATCAGCAGCAAGACCGTGAGCATTCTCACTGGTGATCTTGAGGCCATACTCAACAATTAACAGACGCTTTTCAGCGTCACCCGTCTTCGCCAGCTCAATTTGCTGGAAAGGACGCAGGTACGCAACTGATGCGTACTCAGGGTCCAGCACCAGCGCATCGCGCTCACGTTGGAACCTGTTTGCCACTACTGTCACATTGCCAAAGTCACTGACATAGACATCAGCAGCACCAACGATGGTTGCGGGTTTAGCGCCACCTTCAATGTTGTAACGGGTTGCAGCAATACCTGCAAATCCGCTAACGCGCTGCTTGTTCACCGGACCTGTCATCAGGATTTTCGGTGTGCCGCCAGAGGTCCAGGTCTTTTGAATCACATTCTTGAGAATGGTTTCAGTGAAGGCCCGAACATTACCATCGGTACGCAAGCTGTTTGGCAGCGTTGTGTAGGACGGCTCAGCGCCGTTGGTCTGTGCATCGGTGTTGGTCTTGATGAAAGCCAAAATCGAGCCAGTAGTACGGGCAGCACTGGTGCTGCCTGCACTTGCGACTTGGCTTTGAACCATCACCAATTCCATATCACGCTTCAACTCAGCGCCCTTCTTAGCCAACTGATAGGCCAGTTCAGACTTACGTCCAGCCTTGTTGACAATCTCCTCAGTGGCTGACAGCACCACAGTTTTGCGGCTGATCTGGCAGTAGTTCTGCATCCGCACCGTTGCGGTCACAGGGTCATACGTGCCAATATCGTCCCCTTCAAGCTGAGCATTAGTTTGAGCTGCCTGTAGTGAGTCCGTTTGCCATTCATATAACGTGTTTTGTACGCTGTCTTTTCCAATATTGGATTGGAACGGTGTCTCCTCTGGTGAGATGTTGTAGATGATATTTGCGAGATTTTCACGAATACCCTTTGCAGAGTAAGTTGTGAAAGTGTTAGTTACGATACTCATTTAAATTACCTCAAAAGATGTTCAATTGCGGAAGCCGCATCGTTGACGCGACCAGTTTTAGCAAGTCTTTGTTGCGACCGTCTTGAATCCGTTGTGTTGTCCATTCTCCCCGCTGCGCCTGGCTTGGCGGGTTTAGGCCCATTGTTGACCGCTGGCCTGATGTTGCCCCTCTTGGTCATCATCTGGTCGTACAGCGCAGCCTTACGCAGCGCAACGACAGCTCGGTGGTCAAAAATATTCTTCAGCTCATCGGAGGAAAAGCCTAGCTTCTGCCCCCACTCAATCAGCAACGTCTTTTCAGCCTTGGCCTTGTCGGGGTTAGCCCACTCGGGAATGGCTTTGAGCATGGCATCTTGCTGTTGTGCAAGGTGTGCCTGCATAGACTGATATTGCTCTTGCGCCTGGATGTGAGAGAGTCGCTGCTGCTCAGACTGAATAGCTGCGTGTACTTTTTCGGCATCTCTTGCAAGTTCCTTTTGCCGCACCCATTCGATTGGGTCTTCGTTGTAAAGACGATCCATGTCGATCTGTGGTGCAGCGTTTTGCTGAAGTTGCGCCTGGAGTGAACCCAGCAACTGGGAATACTGTTGGCGCTCCGTCCGCACAAGTTCAGCCTCTGCTGCGAACGCTCTTCGTTCTTCAGACACTTGCTGAGTCTTGCG